CCCCAAGGCCAAGCGCTTGCGATTGGCTCAGCCCCATTGCCTTGCGCCACTGCGCCATGGATGCGCCGGATTGCTCGGCTGAGATATCAAAGGCCACGCCCATCTGGGCCGCATCGCGCGCAAATGCAATAAGCTGGGCGCGTTCCTCATCATCGGGCAGCGCTGAATCAACCACACCGGCCTGACCTGCCGCCTCAATGATTGCCGCAATGCCCTCGGCGGCTATGGGGAGCGCGCCGGATGTGGTCATGGCGAGAATGTCTTCCTGCATCTGGGCAAGGCCGTCCGGGCTGTCAAAATCCACGACTTTCGAGACACCGGCCATGGCGCTTTCAAACTCAATCGCGGGCTTTAAAGCCTGATAAAACGCATACCCCGTGGCGGCGATGCCAAGGGCTTGCGATTGCAATCCTTGCATGCGGGCTTGGTTGGCGGCGAGCTGTTCATTTGACCAAGCCACACCAGCGCGCCCGGCCTGTTCCGTCGCCGCACCAATGCCGCGCAAAGCACTTACAGCCCCCGCCGCTGGCCCCGAGACCTGATCGACCAGTTTTAAGATCATCGCAACATTGAGATTGCCGGTGGCCATGGGAGTTAGTCCTGTGTTGTGGCGTTCTGGGCTTCATGGCGGGCGCGGGCTTTTTCACGCCAGCGGGCGAGCTCTTCCACGGCCATTGTGTCCATGTCAGCAGGCGACCAATGGAAGGCAGAGGCGATGTCAGCCATCGCCTCTTCAACATCATCGGGGAGTTTTAATTCGCTTCCAGTTCCAGAACCTGTCCCTCCAACTGGCTCTTCTTCACGAAAAAAAGCACAGTCTTCCCCGCGAGATCCGTGAGGTCTGCAGGATCCAATGCGCCGATCTGGGCGGGCGACAATGGCGGCTGCGTGATACGCGGCAGCAGCTTGATCATGGTGTTGGTTTCCATGCGCATGATATCCACGAGGGAAAGCCCACGCAGCTCACCGCTGGAAGGTTTGCGCAGGGAGATTTCTGAGACCTGTTTGCCGTCGATCTCGACAGCGGTGGCAAGGGCGACAGTGTTCATTTTGGTGACGTTTGACATGGGATTTAATCCAGTTTGAAAGAGGGTTTAATCAGGCGATCACATGCCGCCTGAAGATGTTGGGAAAGTCAGATTGGGCGCGTGATCAGAGACCCATGGCCGCACGGATTTGAGCAAGCTGATCGACGCCACCGATCACGCGTTTGCCCGCCTCGATGTCGATTTCAAAAAGCTCATCGCCATTATGCAGCATGCGAAAACAATCGACTTCCAGCGTGAGTTTCAGGGGCACATCAGAGCCCGGTTTGAGATCACTGAAGTTGACCATCGACCAACGCCCGCCAATGGTGGCAACAAAGCTGTCTGCGGAAAAATCATGTTCGCCCATGGCGCCGGGGCGCAGGGTCATGCGTTGGCGTGTGCCAAACATTTTGATCAGCTCAGGCGGCCAATCGGCCAGGGTCACTTCGGCCTTCATAGCTTCCATGCCCATGTCCTGGGCCATGGGGCCATCCATGCCACCACCCCGGTGGCTGGCCAGTTGCAGTTTAAGCTCTGGCAGTTTGCCCTCAAGCGCGCGGCCAGCATAGCTGACGCCATCAATAAAGGCGCTGAAGTTGCGAATTTTACGCGGGTATTGCATCTCGCATATCCTTATAAATTACGGGAATTGAAAGGGCGCTGCATGCGCCCCCATTGTTAGGCGGCAGCACTCACATCTGAGATCAGCTCATCATAGTAAGTGCCATTGCGATGGGCGCGGAAAATCAGGTGTTCCAGCGGTGCCGGTGGCTCAAAATCAAAATCGATATAGAGCTTGCCTGATTTCAACGTGGTCTCTGTGTTGAGTTCAGGATCAAGCCAGCAATTGAACCCAAGCAATGCGCCGGAATTGATCAATTGTTGCCCCATCGCTTGCACGCCGTCACGAATATCCATGATCAGTTGGGCAGACATTGGACGATCCATTGCCCAAAGATGCGCTTGCTCAATGCTCTCATAGATAATGTCAGCTGTGCGCCGCACAGAGAGGAAGGCCCATTGTGCATCAGCACTGGTGCTTCGATTACCCCACAGGCGGAAGCCATTTCGGCGCACGATGGTGGCAACCTCGGCCTCATTCATGCGATTGGCTTCAGTTGCAGATGAAGACAGATGAAAACTGACAGGCCTTGCAGTACCAGAGATCCCACGGATCACTTGGTTGGAAGGTGACCACCAGAAACCTTTTTCGACGTCACGTTTGGCGATTAACCCAGCAATATAACCTGAGTTTGGCCGCGTGGTATAGGCGGCAGAATCCGTATCAAACACACGCACAGCAGGATCAACGATCAGCAAACGGTCAGAACCGTAGTTTTGCCGATCCAACTTCGCGTCTTCTTCTGTAGTATTTGGGCCATCTTTAACAACGATGGCACGCGTATTGTCACCAATAGTAATCAAGTTTGAAACCACTGGATTTACCCCATCGGCAGGTAATCCAGTTGTGAACCCTGGCGCAGCATTAATACGTGGGACGATGTCCAATTTATTGCCTGCGTTTTGCAAGGCCCATACGCCGGTCCCCGCCGTAGGATCGCCAACAACGTTAGCCATTGTTTCTGCAGCGCTTGAACCTTCAGGTACGAGGCTGACCACAACTTCACTAGCACCATTCTGATATGCTGCCATATAGGCATCTTTGAGTGTTCCTCCCGAGCCGAGTTGAGCCGCATCACGCGGCCCCTTAATCAGCACGGGTTCGTTGCGAGGGAAGCCTTCAGGGGCATCTGGCGCGGTTCCTGCGAAGCCAATTGCTGAGCTTTTTGCAATACGAATGGGGCGAATGCCGTCATCAACTTGGATGACCTCAACCCCGTGAAGAAATTGTTCAGGCATGGATGCCTCCTATGGTTTTGTAAAAGTGGGTTTCTTGGTTTGGATCAGTGCAGCTCATGAAAAATAGCGCCCCTTTTTTGCGTGAGATATGACGCCGGGTTTTGCGCTCGCGGACGTAGCGTCTCTTTGTTCCGGCGCGCACAGCGGGCGTTTCCCGAAAGCGATATTTGCGCTGCCACAGCGTTGCCGCAGTGTCGTTCATTCTGTTGCGCCCAGGTCGAAACACGGATTTGCGCAACGTCCCTGTTTTGCGTTTGCGGCGCGCCAGTTTCTTGAAGATGCGAGATATGAGGCTCATGTGCGGTATCCCCCAATCACATCCTCAAGGCTGGCGTAGCTGTCGCGATATTCAAACGATCCGAACTGCCCGCCAATGCGCACGGCAAGGAATAAAACAACGCTGATCAAAAGCGCTGCAGGCACGGCAATTAGTGACCAGACCACGGGTTGTGAGACCGCATCGCGCAGCATGGCCGTGAAGAACTTCCAATCACAGCGCGCCCGATCCCAACGATCACCGCCAACGGCATAGCCAAAATCATGGTGACGCCAGCTTGCATCTTTAAAGAACCAGCTCGCGGTTTTGGTGATCAGATTGCGCATGTTATTAGGCAACCAGTACGGCCCAACACCATTGCCGAACTGGCGTTGTTGTTGCGTGGTTAAATCATGGAATGATGGGCGGCTCATACTCTGCATCAGACCGCACCCCAAAAGTTGTCATCCGCAAAGTTAGCGGGGATTGGGTTCGTGTTTTTCAAAACCCGCGCCGCATGGATGTGTTGCGATTTATGGGCCATGGCGGCATTGCCAAAAGCCACGACTTGCGCAGGTCCCATGGGCACCAGCGTGTTGTCAGCAGCCAGCCACACAAAAGGCGTGGCGGGGTCTGCCCAATTGACATCATCGCCTGCCTTGCCTGCCATCAACGCACCAATGGCCGATGTGGTGGCACCCGTGATATTGGCAAGGCTTTCAGGGTCGGCCTGGAAGATATGGCCCTCAAAGTTGAAGCCTGCCGTGATGCGCCGGTTGCGTTCCGCGTCAATATCAGCACCCGATACAAGCGGCGCTACATGTTGCCATTCACCAGCAACATCATTCCATTGATGATCATCAGATGGTCTCCCAGGAAGCGCGATCGTTCCCTCAGGATATGAGGCCAAAAGATCAGGGGTTGGTTCCGATACTACTGCCCACATGCCTTTGGAGGAATGGAAAAAATAATACAGCATCAGCTGATCTCCCAGAATGTGGATGTGGTTTTGTTAACTTTGTAATGTTCCCATGGCATCACAAAAAATGACCCTTGATCATATGCGTTGACCAGAGGATGAGACACCCAAACCACCCCATCAACAGATGTGGATAGTGTGGTGTTTGAATTCGCCTCAAAAAGGATGTGCCGCATCTTTGGTGTGTTGTTATGGATGGAAAGATTGGCTGGCCGCAGTCCCGTGACATCCGTTCGGGTCTGACCGACGCCAAACACATGTTCAGATAATGCAAAGCCTGCATTGGTCAGAGCTTGCGCTACTTTTAAGGCGGTCATGACTTTTGTGTCATCAACGCCAGCTTCAGCCTCTGCCTGTGTTGCCACGCTGGTCAAAAGTTGTGCGAGATCAGCCATGCCCCCGGTTAAAGCCTGATCAGCAGCTTTCATACAGAATAAGGCCGCGATATTACGCGGGCGAGTTTCATTTGATGTTTGAACAGTACGTGACGCATCAAAGCCAACGCTACCGCCACCCGCAACACCGTCGCTGCCACTGCCAGTGACTGACGTAGACTGTACGTAAAACGTGCCCGTTTTGATGGAATTGTTATCATTAACATTTCCGTCAAAAGTACCAACAATGTTTTCGATTGCCCAACTCTGTGCCGATCCCAACACGCGCCCCGTATCCACACCACGCCCAGCATCCAAGCCGCGCATGAATTCACCGCGATAATCCGGCAAAAGCGGATTACCAATGACATCGGTCACCACACCGGGTTGCGCCAAAAGATGCGTGCGCAAATCAGGGTAAAGTGCCGTGACTGCGGAACCGTCACAGACCACCCAACCCGCAGGCGCAACGCTTGAATGGAAGCCCGAAACTTGACCGATTGGCACCCCTGCGCCATCGACTTTGGTAGACAACGCGGCGATCTGCGCCAACAACGCAGCCAGTTCACTTTCATTGTCGCCAATCGCAGCGGCCAGTTCATTCAACGTGTCCAACGCACCAGGCGCACCATTGACCAAAGCAGCAATAGCCGCATTGATCTGGGCAGAGACGTCAATATTCCCAAGTGCCAATTTCAGAGCCTCAATTTCTTGCTTGTTATAGAGCGTCCGGTTCGCAAGCTGTTGGGCTGCAATATTCGGGCCACCTGTCTTTGTCGCAAGATTAGGTGGCCCTCCCATGACGGCAGTGCTTGTTTCGACTTGGAAAATTCCAGGTGTAAATTCAGCAATTTCAACAAGATCAGCCATCAGGCAACTCCATAAGTATATGAGCCGTCATAGGTGATGCGGCCATTGTAAGAATTCAGGGCTTCGGTGAAGAATAAGCCCTTTAGGTGGCACCGTGCTGGGGCCACTAGGCGCAGAATGGCGCGCACCTGCGCAGCCTGCTCAATCGTAATCGGGCGAGTCAGATAAACGCGATATTCTGCCCAATGATCAGGCTCGGAATACGTGATTGATCCGTCATATTTGTATGCGCCGTCGTAGGTTTCATAGCCGTAACGCTCAACCACTGTGGCGTCGCCATAACCCGCAGCCTTCAGGGCGCGCCTGACAGATTGCAGCGTGCCTTTGACGCGGTGAATGCTCACAGATTCACGAATGGATGCGCGTTTGGTTTCCTCGCTCCAACCGCTATCCCAAAAATCCACAGACAGCGCCCAAGCAAGCCAAGGCAGCAAATGCACCGGGCATGTGTCTGGGTTCATCAAAGCCGCAACAGGCGTGAGATCTGGACGGCTCACGGCAATGCCACGTTCGCAAGCCAATTCAACACGGGTGGCATTGGGGGGCAAAATGCTATCAGACATTAAAGCCCCCAACCGTCAGGATCGGGGCCGCACCGCAAAACGCAGCCTCATCCGGTGCAATCACCAGATCAACGGCAGGCACAATCAGATCAATATTCTGCACACCGGGCCGAAACAGCGCCGCCGTTAAACCCGCCCGGGTGATGTCATGGCCAAGATTGTGATGGACCGCGATGAACTCAGCAACCTCAGCCTGGGCTGCCGCGAGGATCTGCGCACTGTCAGCGCCGGGCATCAAAGTCAGCACGGCTTCAATGCTGTAAAGAGTGATTGAAGCGGCTTTTACAGTCACGAGATCACACAGCGGGCGGGTCTCATCCAGCACATCCACAACCAATGCCAATAGTGCTGCAGAGGGGGTGCCATCACCACCATGGGCCAGCACAGCAACCTCAACTTCACCCGGCGCGGGGCGGCTGACAGCGGCATCTTTCACCGCACCATCGGCAGAGATCGCATGGAAAATATAAGCCCCGATTGTGCCCGCAGATGTGTGACCTTCAAGCGAAAGCTGGGTGCGCGCACGCAGGGCGGCATCATCTTCCAGGATCTCAGGGATCGGCGGGTCCACCTGATCATCCCCGGCCTGAATGATCAGACGTTCCACGCCCCAAAAGGCCGCCAAGCCATCAAGATTGGGACCAGTCGCCAGCGCCAACATGCAACCGCGTGCATCGTCATTGAACTCTAAGCGATCCAAAAACCGAAACCATGCACAGACCCGCAACAGTTTGCTGACAGGTTCACTTTCCAGTGCCAGAAACGGTGCAAGTTCAGGCATGGCTTGAATGGCCTCAAGCTTCATATCGGCCAGTAAGACCTCATATGCGGCGGGTTTGATGATATCCGGCGCGGGCAGTTTTGAGAGATCGACCTGAGAAAAGCGGCTCATGACGCGCCCCCAGTATTGAAGGGATTATTGACGAGATCCACCGCGACCGGCAGCACACGGCTGTCGCCGGTGACCTCAGCGCTCAGTTCAAGTTCGGCAAAGCCAGCGCGGGCTTGGGTGATCTGCACGCGCTCAAGCTTCAGGCGCGGCTCCCATCGATCCAGCGCCTCAGCAGTTGCCTGATAGACATCAATCAGAGTTTCGCCATTGATGGGCTGGTCAATAATGTCAGGCAGGTCAGAACCATAATCACGCAGCATAACCAGCGTGCCTTTGGGCGTGGTGAGGATGTCAGCGATGGATTGCGCCAAATGCGCATCCCCCGTGATCCTACGCCCCGTCTGGCGATCCATGCCTGTGCTGACAGCAATGTTCATTTGCGCGCACGTTTCTTGGTTTCGGTTGCAGCTTTTGCGGCAAGGCCTGTGGATTTGACCAAAGGATCATCCAGCGCGCCGGTCAGCTCAACTTTGGGGCTTGCGTCTGAGGCCAGTGTCACCTGTTCATATTTGGCCGCATGTGCGGTCATCCGCAGGGACGTGCCCTTGGCGCACCATTTGCCAGCAATCCAGCCGTCAGCATTTGCGATATAGTCCTGTGGTTTTTCCATCAGTTGGGTTCTCCTGTATTTGCGGGACCGGGTTTGATGCCGGAATGCGTGTGGTGAACAAGGCTGACACCGCTGGCGATCACGTCACCAGAAACAATCATCGTGCCGTTCACGTGGATCTCGCCGCCATTGAGATTGATCATTGGCGTGCCGGCATCTGAACTGGGGGCATTGCCTGCATAGATTGAGCAAATGATCATCGCCTGCGCCATGTCACCTGAAGGTGCGGCGACCACGACTTGTTCGCCCTCACTTGGCATCCACCAGAATTGAATCGCACCGGCGCTGAGTTGCCCCACCTGAATAAACGGCGTGAGAAGATCCCCGATCTGCACACGCGCCGCAGATTTGGCAGGGTCCACAGCCGTGACGCGGCCCACGGAAATAATATTGGCAATCCGGCGATCTGCTTCTGAATCGGCATATGACATCAGCTTGCCCCGCTGATCGGCGTGCCACCGACATAGATTTGCGCGCCAAGCGGTGCCGGGCTGGATTGGAAAAACGTGATCGGTTGGTTCCAGGTCACCGCCCAAAGCGAGACGCCGCTGTCTTTGCTTTTGGCTGAGATCAGCGTGTGCATCGCCACGCCTTGCGCCTGACCACAGGCTGGATTACCCCAGTTTTTTCCGGGCACCAATTCCAGCAACACCTGGCAGATATTGGCGGCCGCCAGATCACGTTGCAGGCCAAGCGCATCTTTGCACACGACATAAGCCGCCATTGAAAGCAGGAACTCAGTGGAATGTCCGGCGTAACCTTCACCCTGTTTGGCCCCAAGTGTTGAGATCACAACGGCAGGTGACGTGAGGCCGCTTTTCTTCAGCTCTTCCAGCGAGAATTTTCCGGCATGTGGTTTGCAGGCTTTGAGATCCGGCAAGCGGATGCTGACCTCATCACAAATGATCTGTGGCAGGTTTGAAAGTGTATCGGGGGCGGCGCTCATTGCAGGGTCCCGTCCATATGGGCGGTCACGAGATCGCGCAGATCTTCAACATCATCAGATGACATGCCAAGATAGGGACGCTCAGGCATACCGCTGCCAATCTCTTCACCGCCAAGCTGGTGATGAGCGGCGTAAATCAGGTTTGAACCCACGGTGACATCGCTGCCCTGGGTATAGCTTTGCACGCTTTCGAGCAGGTTGTTTTCCCCAACCAAAAGCGAATGTTTGTCATGATTGCGGGTCTCATCATAAGCCTCAGACCATTCCGCCCAGGGCGTGCCATCGGGCGCTTCCTTGGTTTCAAATCGGTTCTTGGCAGAGCTTTCCAAAAGTGTCCCGGCATCATCAGCCAGCTGCGCCATTTCAAAACCCTGCAATCGCGCAAGCCTGCGGATCGCGTCATCAAGACCGGGTGCTGTCAGAGAAAGAGCAATGCCTGACATCTCAAAGCCCCCGCATTTTGGCACGGGTGAAGATGCGCTCCGGGCCACCGGATACAATCGGTTGCGGGCGAGCTGGTGCCGTGGTGCCGGGTGTTGGGTTTCCAGACGTTGCGCCGGGCATAATCAATGCCGCCGTGCCGCGCGCAATATCTTTGAGGTGCTTGATTGTATCTTCATAACGGCGGCGGTGTTCTTCGGTCAGCACGTCGCGCGACAAGGCCAGACGATAGACCGCGATATCGACGCAGAACTGCATCAGGATCGCAGGTGCGTTTGCCAGCGGAAGGCTGTAGCGCGCACCAATATAGCTGTCGATTTCCCCAGAGGCGAGATCCATGGCCCGCGCAATCGCCGGGGCATCGGCCACACCATCGCCATCCCGATCCGCTACATAAAGCGCATCCTCGGAATAGATCAGTGTGATATCTGCCTGACTGGCATAGGCCATGGATAAGGTCCGTTCTCTGGGGTGTGGAAATTAGTCTTCGGTGCTGTCGTCAGCGGGCAAGATTGTTGCCCACACCGCATCACGCTCAGCAGCTGAGATCTTGCCGAGATCATCCGACAACAGCGCATTCAGCGCATCAACGCGGGGCTTGCCGTCTTTCTGGAAATCTTCCGGGCTCAGCGTTTGGATCGCTTCAGAGATCTGCGTGGCACGATCTTGCAATTCTGCCGCATCGGCATCAGAGGCGGGTTTGATGATCAGCATGCGCTCACCTGTGAGGCGCAGCCATTGCTCATCCGTGAAGTCTTTCACCTGAGCAATCACACCGGCTTTGCTGAATTGTTTACCGCAACGCCAAAAGCCAGTGGCAGCGCGCGCGGCAATGAGAACGGGTCCTGTGGGGATCATGGGATCTGCTTTCAGAAAATGGGGAGAGATTGACGGGCCGTGATGGCCCGCCCTATGTCAATTCTTGCGCTGGATTAGGTCAGCCAGGAGGTGTCGAGAACATCAACCGCGTTGTAATTGGCATTGGATGCACCACCATCGCCCAACATCACCTTCACGGTTTTATTGGCTTGCGACCGTAGTTTTGGACCAACTACCAGCAGGCTTGGCTTGATGCCCAATGGGCGACCATTGCTGTCTTTAAGCAGGCGCATCGCTTCAATCGCCGCGTCCAGGCTGTCGCCATCAAGGGCGGCATTGGAGGCATAGGCCATCTGCCACAGACCAAAGCCCACATTGCTGCGCGCATCGACACCGTAAAGGAATTCTTTGTTGTGGAAGACATGATCTGAGTGGTTCGGATCGGTGTGGGAGACAAATTCAGGTTTCTTGCGCTCTTGATGCACCATGGGTTTGAGAGGCCGGGTTGTATCCACAAGATACCACCAGGGATTGGTGCCAAGGCCTGAAGCATCCACATTGGACACGGCAGTTGCGGCACCAGCTTCATCGAAAGACGGGTGATCCGTGTCGAAGAAATACTGCCCGTCATAGCAAAGTTCACTGCGGCCCTGTGCCATCAGGCCAAAGGTCAGATCATCCGGCTGTTGCGCGGCACTGACACCCATTTCCTGAAACAATGGCGCGTAGATCCCAAGGTTGTCATCCTCAATATCATTGCGACCAACACTGACCGTGGCCTCAAAGTCTTTATTGGCGATGGAATAGCTATGGCTTTTCATATCTTTGACCGCACGCGCGCCAACCCATTCCCGCATTTTGGGGAACTTGCCGAGCCAACCATAGGTCTCAGAGGCTGAGGTTGAGGTGATCGTGGTGGCAACGCGATTGTAGTCGCTATCCGGGCGCGTCGCTGTGAACGCGTCTTGAAAGTTCTTTTTATAACCGACCTGAAGGGCGGTAAGAATGGCGGGGGTGACCATCATGGCAGATTACTCCTAGGATTTGCCTGCGATGAAATCAGCCTCTGACATGCCCAAGGCAGTGCAGACGGCCAGCTCATCGCCGGTCAATTTTGTGGTTTTGTTTTCGTCGGGGTTTTTGCCATCAAGGCCGCTGCCACCCGCGATCACAGGGGACGCCGCGATCATGCTTTGGAAACGCGCAAGCCCGCCTTCAGCCTGACAAGACGCCAGATGATAATCACGGCTGGCCGGTGCGATCTTGCCCGCAGTCACCGCATCATCAAGGGCGGTATTGATCGCCAGTTCTTCGCGCTCAGTCTCAGCCGCTTCAAACTGTGAAGCGCGATTTAAAGCCAGTTCAAAGTCAGCGCGCGGCACAAACAATGTCGGATCAGGCGTCTGCGCCCGGTTCATGGCTGTGGTTTCTGCCGCTTTCAACGCAGTGATCGCAGTCACAGCTTGCGCAGGCGTTGCATCGGAATTGAGGCCGAGCGCCTCAAGGACATCTTTGTCCATCAGGGTGTTCTCCTTTTCAGCGCCGTCACGATTGAGGGCAACAAGATCTAAGTTGGGATTATTGGTCAGACCCGCAGAAACCATGCGCGACACGGAACCTGTGCGTTTGGCAGCGGAAAACACGGGACTCAGATAGCGATAAGAACGCGCACGCAGCAGCGCTTCGCCATCTTCATTCCATTTGACGCGGCCCCAGAGACCGGTTGCGCGCGCTTCCATCTCATGGATCCAGCCCATGGCCGGTGCCGCTTCCGCACGCGCGCCCTTAATCTGGGTCGCATGTTCAAGGTCAATTGGCAGATCAATGCCACGGTTGCGGAAGGTATCAACCACCGCACCCGCGTCATTCATCGTCCAAACACGGCCATCAATGCCGCGAATGCCCGGGCCTGCCGGAATAAGCTGAACCCACTCCGGCAGATCGCCTTCTGCAAAGTTCAGCTCTAAGATTTCTAAAGGGGTCTGATCAGTATCCATGTGGCGACAATGCCAAACCCGCGCAAGGAAAAGCGCCCCGACAAGTGTCGGGGTCAGAAATAATCTGAAAGTAAGGGAAAAGGAATAATCGCGCGCCGAAACCTAAGGTCTCAGAAATAAGCCACAGAGCGCGATCCCTGCCAAAAGGCTACGACGCCCCGGAAAATTCCGCAAGCGCGCCACAGACCCTTTTAAACACCTTTTAACGGCGAAGGTGGGGGCTGGATGCGGCTGCACATAACTTGAAACGTGTGTCGCCATAATAAGGTATTATCAATAGGCCTCTTAGAGAGAGGTAGATCAGTTATGATAGAAATACCAAAATTACAGTATCGGCGGCCAATTTGTAATAATTCCACGTAGTGGGATAACGCAAGTTACGGTTTGTGCGGTAAAGATTAGGCACTTACGCTCACTTAACCAATGTGGAGATTAAAGTGGCTACGCGTGTTTTCTCAATGTACTCCCTTTCTGATCTGGGAATAACGCAAAGCAATTACAGCTTTGGATTTCTGAGCAACACAGGCTTTTTCACAGCTTCAGCAACTGCAGCGGCAACCTCTGTAACTCTTGAGGATACGGATTCTCAAAACAATATCTTTAATGATGGCGCACCAGGGAATTTCTTTGCAGCACCTACATCTCAATTATTGACGGGTACCGTAGATGGAACTGTATTTACAAATACTCCAAGCAATCCGGAGAACCAGTTCCGTGTCACTGACTCTAACGGTAATGTCGTCGGCTCGATCTATGATCTCCATAATGCAAACTCTGGGTCCTTTTCGTCATTGCAAGGCTATGTAACTGATTTCGTACTAATCCCGGGCGAAACATATGCAGTTGTCCGGCTTACAGTCCTTCCACGTCTGAATTACGATGACATAATCACTTGCTTCACACGCGATACCTTAATCATGACCGAATTCGGGAATGTACCCATTCAGTCTCTGACCGTTGGGGATAAAGTCGTGACGATGGATCATAATCTCCAGACTATACGCTGGATTGGGTCGCGTACGGTGGCAGGCACTGGTAATTTTGCGCCTATACGAATTAGCAAAGGCGCGCTGGGTAACACGCGAACAATGTATGTGTCACCAAACCATCGTATGTTAATCTCTGATTGGCGGGCTGAACTTTTATTTGCCGAAGAGCAGGTATTTGTAGCTGCAAAGGATCTGGTCAACGGTGACACCATATTCAAAGAGCCAAAAGACAGCGTTTGCTACATACATCTGTTGTTCGATCAACATGAGATAATCTACGCTGAAAACTCTCCGAGTGAGAGCTTCTTTCCCAGTTCTCAAAGCTTGCAGGGACAAGACTACGAAACGCAAAGAGAGATTCTGCTCCTCTTTCCAGAATTGGCCGTTCAGAATGCATTCCCCCTTCCTCTCGCACGACCAATGCTAAGATCCTTTGAAGGTAAATGTCTCGCAGAAATAGGCAAAGCGTAGTCAATTTGAGGCTCCAAATCCCACCAACCTCAACCCATCATCCCCCACGTTCTCAATCTTAACCCCACGCAGCCCCACATCGCTCCCCTCAATAACCAGCGCCTTGCCGTCATCCGCAACCACGGCCCGCCCGGTTTCCACAAGATCTGCAATCCCAGCCAGATCACCAACCTCCACCACATCGCCAGCCTCTTTCATCCCCGCCAGCGTCTCATCACTGACCTGGACGACACGCGACCGGCTGCCAATCGCACGGGCCAGATCCTCGGGCAACATCGCGACCGACACAGAGCCCTTTGCACTGCCATCAAGCAACCGCTGCATGCGCCAGCTTGTGGCCATGTCACGGGCGGCAACACGGGCAATGTCGGGCGTGGCCGCATCTAGTTTCTCAGCCAGCAACCGCTCCATATGACGCTGACGCACCAGCCCGGGGTTGCTTTCCCAACCCGGATCAATACCCGATGGCACAGGCTTAATCTCACCCGTGCGCGGATTGAATGTGTCGCGCATTGGAATGCGGGGGCTTTGCCCGATCCCACGGGTTTCCGCCTCACGGCGCGTGATCTGGCGCACGTGACAGGCGCAATTCCAACCATTGGGCGGATACCACGTCTGCCAGAATGGATCATCGACCTGCAGCACAAGGCCAGATTTGGCCTGGTGTGTTGGGCGATGCCGCTCACTTGGCCCCAGTAAATACACCAGATACGGCAAAGCACGTTTGCTGCGCTGGATGCGATCCCATTGCCCGGCAGCACGTGCGGATCTCATGTTGGCGCGGTAAATGGTTTTCAGGCGGCGGGGCGATCCAAGCCGCACGCTTTGAACCTTGCCGGTCAGCGGATCAATCTGATCCTTCACGCCCCACCAACCCAGACGACGCAAGCGCGGCTTTAGTTCACGGGCAAACTGATCATAAGGAATGCCCTCATCAATCGCCTTTTGCAGCGCACCCTGGATGCTTTCCAACACATCCACATTCATCGCCTTGGCGACGGTAAAGCCCACCGCATGTTCTTCCGGTTCCACATCATGGAAACTAAAGGCGGGCAGCAATTCTTTGTTGCGGAAGAACTTTGATACCTCAGGCGGCGGGCCGGGATTAAAACTATATCCGGGCTTATCTGTGAACTCAGTCATCCCGATGATCACCCAATGCACGGGCCTTTACAGCACCTTTCACAAGGCTTTCAATCAAGGCGCGGTTGTCCATTTGCGGGAAGACTCAGTCAGCATTTTCTGCGCTTCCTCATAATCCGTGGCACTCTGCAAAAGCGCCACCACAGGATCTAAGACACCTGACAGCACATCTTCCCAAGTCGAAGATAGATCGCCTTCCAGCTCAGCCATGGCAGCATTGATATCCACGCTGGGCGCATCAGCTTGGTTGCGATGTTGCACCTCAGTTTCCGGTGTTGGTTTCTTGACAGGCGCGCCACCCATCACCTCATCATCGGCATCCGGCTCCGAGAACCTAAGTTTGGCGCGTAGTTCTGATTGCTTCACCCGCAGGCCTTTGCCAATCAACCGATCCGCATTCTTCAGGATCATGTCGACGTCTTCAGCTTCCTCAATCACGATCCGCAGCTTGGGATAACGCGCCTGCACCCCGTGATTGAGATCAACATAGGGACGCACAAGATCGCGGTTCAACGTGCCCGAAACAGACCGCGCATCTGAGGCCGCCACATCATGGCGCACCTCATTATGCACATTGGCCTGCGCCTGCGATGAGCCACTGTCTGAGGTCATGGTTTGACCAAGCACCGCCTTTGAGGTTTGCTCATCGGCCCAACGCGCCAGCTTTTCAAAAATGTCATTGCCGGGGCCATTGGCAATCTGTTCAAAATCAATGCGCATATTATCCGGCAGCACCGCCGCCGCATCGGTGCCGATATTGGCCACAGCACGAAACAGGATCTCGACATCTTCAGGCGTGGCGCTGGGGCCATAACGGCCAAGGCGCAGTGGCAAACCGTAGGTTTCAATAAAGGCGATCCAATCCTTTGTGGTGTAGCTTTTGCACATCCAGCCAAAGGCCACGAGACGCGCTAAACCACCGCGACCAGCAAGGCCTGATTTCAGGCGGGCTTGGTGGCTGATCCATTTGAACGGCGCAAGCGGCACGCCATCCACCATGTCTTCCTGATCAATCAACCGAACCTCGCGCCCAGTGTCGCGATCAAACATAAAGAAACGCGGGTCACGATAGATGAACTCATCAATCCACCATTTGTCTTTGCTACGCCCCCATAAAAGTTCCACCTGGGAAAAGCCTTTGCCAAGCGCATCCAGCATATCTTCCACCAGATCCGCAAAGCCGTCGTGCTGGGCCAAATGTTCGCGCACATCATCGGCAATCTTTACATCACGCGCATCATCTGAAGCAGGCGTGACCGTTGGCACTACGCTGGACACCTTACGTTTGCGCACCCCAAGCACAGAGGCATAATGCGGATCGCGTTCTTCCATTTCCTCGGCCAGCACCAGATAGTCATGCAATTGACCTTCAGCCGCTGCCTGCAAGATCGACGCCAGCCGCGCCGGTGTCAGGCCCGAGGCCACCGATGGGGCCCATGCATCACGAATGGATGTGATGCCGGGTTCCGCGACCTTTTGGGTCAGAAGGTTTTTGCGCAGCGGGTTTTTAAACGCGCGGCCATATTGATTGAGAACGGCCATCACCATATTCCTTTGCGTGTTTTAAATCCTGCAGTCAGTTTCAACAGGCGGATCTGATCTTCCTGGACGCGGTGCAGCGTCGCAGGCGTGACCGGGCGGTAAACATAGGGTTGATAGGTGGTTTGTGATGCGGCAACGGCCAGCGCCATGGCCCAGAACCTATCGGCGTGGCCATCGGTGTCACTATCCGCCACAAGGCGACGAATGCCCGTGGGGCCAGTCATAGATTTGATCGCATGAAGATCGGCGCGCAGATTTGGATCACCTGCCGGGATCATACTTTTGCGGTCCTGCATGCTTTGCTTGAGACCCGTCGCCAAATCCAACTTGCTGCCAGATCCAAAGATCACGCCATCAACGCGATCTTCGCCATGGGCGGCTTTGGCATCTTCCACGGGCTTCTCACCCATGCCCGTCTGATCCATCGCGCAACGCACAACATGATAGCGCCGAAACACATCGGCCAGCAGGCGATCTTGTTCGGCAAATTTAATGCGACGCCGGGCAATGACTTCCCGGGTCACAAGCTGATCGCCCACAAGTTCCATCACCCAGATAACAAAGAGGTCATTGCGCGCCGCGATATCAACGCCAACAAAGCAAGGGCCTTTGCGATAGAGCGCAGGGTGCCCGGCCAGTGGATGCTCACAAGCTGAGATCAGATCATAATCCAGCCATGAGGATGCCGCGTCCAACCACTTAAGCTCAAATTCCTGAGACCAGGCATCCTCATCGGCCATGCCAGAACGCAGCTCATCAATATCAACATCAAGGCCCTGTTTCACGGCCTCATAGATATCAACGTGATGTTTCGACCAGCCATTGGCTGCCGTGGTCATCAGCTCATAGAACTTATTGCCCTTGCCGTTTGGCGTGCTGATCACCCGGATTTTATGACCACCACGCGCCGCCACCGGAAAGGCAGATCCCCAGATCCTGCGGCTGTCTTGGTGGAAGGCAAATTCATCAAACAACATATTGCCGCCAAAGCCACGCGCCGCATCCGGGCTGGCTGAAATAGCTGTCACACGCGACCCACCGGGAAAGCGCACTTCCTGCGCTTTATATGTCGCCTCAGCCACATCAACAAAATGAGTATCACCATTTTGGGTCACCTCGCGTTTATGGGCAGGCACGTGGAAATCCTCTTCCGAGAACTCTGGGCGACCCTTGCGCGCCAATGTTGAATAGGCCGCGTAATAGGCCTTCACCATGGGTTTTAAAGCGTCTTCAATCGCCTCTTTCGCCGTGGCTTCAGAACGTGACAAGATCGTCCAGCGGGCTTTGGTGTTGGCAATCTCAGCATCAATGCAATCCTCAACAATCTCACCGCTGGCCCCAAAGGTTTTGCCGCCACGTCGGGTGAACATGCCGATTTTGAAGCGGGTATCATCTTCCAACCAAGCCTTTTGATATGGCAGGAATTTAATGACGGGATCGGTCACGTCGCCACCATGTTCAGCATCAACCGAACCCCATGATTTCTTTGGCTTTGCGCGCGGCTTCCGCCTCGATATCGCCAGCCTCAACCGCTGTTTCCAGTTTTTCCACTTGGGCGGCGCGCTCAGCTTTCAAAATACCATCGCGCAAAGACGTGGACCGGATCAGGTTATTGAGGGCTGAGGTCAGATCTTTCATGCCACGCGGATCAGGCAACTCATCCGTGGTCGCCATCATCATCTGAAGCCGCCATTGAATCGTGGTCAATTGCTGGAACAGGGCCGAGGTCACATCGACCTCATCTTTCAAGCTGGCCTTTTCCAGAAAGCCACGGATTTCATCTGAGGCCTGTTCCTGCATCTTCGCGAAGGTCTGGAATTCTTGGCCATAGCTGTGCAGGGCAGATTTGCCGATGGTCAGCTCAAGCCCTTCCTCAGCCAAGCGGAAATTCAAGCTTTCCGCCAGATCCTCATAGCCCGCAAAGCCGCGTTCCTTCAGCTCATCTTGAAGCCAAAGGCGCAGCTCGCGGGGGAGCAGGTCAATTTTGCGTACCGGTGGCATGATCAGCCTCGCGGGGATGGGCGTTGAATGTCGGGATGACGTGCGGCCCCTGTGGCCAGCTCAACGCCGCGCATGGTGGCCGTGACGACCACAAAATCAGCGCCATCATCATAGGTGGCCATGCCGTTTTCCCGCAGCCATGCCAGTTCTGTCACGATCTGGTCGCGTGTAGATGCAACGCCCACGCCCTTAAGAACATCGCCGAGGATTGAGGCGTTGGACGTATATTCCTGACACCCCTCAAGGTGGCGCAGAATGGCAAGGCGGCGATGTTTGGCCACGGTCTTTTGATAGGCGCTCATGATTTGCCTCCGTCAAGTAAATGGGTTTCGTGGCGGTTCACAATGGCCTCAGTGCGGGCCATGCTTTCAGACATGCCGCGCATGGTGGCGCGCAGGGCTTTCATGTCGCCACCGATTTCCGACAGGGTCAATTCCAGCCGGTGCAAATCCGTGTTTTTGGGCATGTTGAGTTGCGCGGTTTCCATCGCTGCGATCCGCAATTCATGATCCGCGAATGTCTTGCGGCCCAGCTCAAAGCGGTGTTCCACATCTTTCTTGCGCGTGGCAAAGAAGGTGAAGACAACAGCCCCGAGTGATAACCCGAGGCTGGCCAGTTTGATAATCGTGTCGAGATCCAGGTTCACCCTTGCGCCCCTTTCAAATCCGCAATCACCGCGTCCTTAGATTTGGACCCAGAGGATGACCCAAAGAAGAAATTTCCCACCTGGCTGGTCATTGTGCCAAGCGCGCCCATCATGATCAAAAGCACCTCACTGCCCTCAGCGGGCAGGCCAAAGCGAAAGATATAAGCCAGCACACCAAAGAACCCGATGATGATGGCAAGGCCAAGCACTGAGGGCGTCCAATCTTTCATCTGCACTTGGCGCTGGCGGGCACTGTTGCGATCATCTGCAGCAATGCTTTCAAGCTTAATGTCAGCCTCTTCCATCTGGGCTTTGAACTCATATTCAAGTTCTTTCAACCGCACGAGATCAGCACCACTTGCGCCGGTGATGGCCGCCTCAACCTCGGCAAAGCTGGCGTCATCCTTCCCGAGGATTTTTGCAGCAATGGCGCGTGTGGCAACACCCGCCAAAGGGCCACCAAGGGCCGTGGCCAATGTCGGGGCGACGGTGGCAATGATGTCTTTAATGACAGAATTCTTCATGTCTTTGGTCCTGTTTCAAATGTAATTTCGGCGGCGTAGCGGGCGACAATCCAACCAGTCTGGCCGCCGTAAAGAACTTGCGCCCAATCGCGCCCGTTGAACGTGCCTTTGCGCAGGACTGGCAAGATGGCTTGATCCGGGATCTGGGCGATGGTGTTGGGATTGAAGGATGGCCAGCGGCGCAGGTTCAACGTGTCGCCGGGCGCATCCACTTGAATGAGTTGATTGGTATCTGTGAGGGCGGTGGATTGTCCATCTGCCGCATCCTCAGCCGGATCATCACGCCCCAAAACACGTGCTTTGATATGGCTCAGTGGGAATAGTGGGTTGGTGTCCATCTTGCGCCCCGGCGAGATATACCAATGGGTCACAATGTCTTTGAGGTCAGCACTTGCGCCAAACAGCGCCTGCAATAATTCCAGAACTGCATCAATCTGTGGCTCAGGATATGGCATCCAAAGACCCGCGCCATGTTCCGGCGTGGTGATGTCCTGAATGCCATGTTCCTCAATATCAAAAAGCTGGCCAAACCATGTGCGTGCATTGGATCCTGCACGCGTCATGCGCCCCGGGTTTACGATCTCAATGCCGATGGAAAACCCATTGCAATGATCGCGCCCGTGATAATGGGATTTGCCCGCATGATTGGCGCGGCGATCAATCGGCACTTGTTGCGTCACGGTGCCATCAATTTCCACGACAAAATGCACAGAGACCTTGGCCTCATTGTCTCGCAGGAAGCGCGCGGCAGAGCCCGTATCAAGGCGGCTGGCCGTGTCATGCAGAACGACGATTTCCGGGGTGATTTCTCCCCCGGTCCAGCGTGCAGCATTAAAGGGATGATCAACCAATATCTGGTTTTTAAATTGCATTGCGGGGGCTCCGTCCGTTTGGATTGAGCTTCGCAAAACCTGCATGCAATAAGCGCCCCGACAGGTGTCGGGGTCATGGTTGAAAGGCTATTTAAAAGGGATTATGAAAAGAGATCAGACTGGCGATCATCTTTAAGGCTGCGCACCACCCGTTCCACAGTTCGGGTATGAACGTCAACCTCTGCAGCTATCCGGGGCTGGCTCAGGCCAAGCCGCCAAAGTTCCTCAATACGCGCACGACGCCCATTTGCGCCGCCGATATTGCCGCAGGGCACAAGCAAAGTGCCGCAGCCCAACAGGTTAGACAGCTGACGGGCAGCGGTGATGCCAACAAGCCCGGCCAATTTGCAGTCCTCATTTGGCGAATGTGGAATATAGACCTCACGCCCGCCACGGGTTTCCGCAAGGCGCACCGCCACATCCACGCTGATTTCCTCAGCGATATACGCCAGAACACCCGGCAGATATGGTTTGAACGCCTCACGCATGTTCAGGCACCTGAACCTTTTTTATCAGATAACGCGGCTCGCACATCGACTGCTTTCTTGATATGAAAGCTGGGCTCTCCATCGGCAACCTTCTGATATTGGCGACGCTTGAGAATTTCCAATTTTTCCAACATAGCTTGCGCAAGCGCGTCATAATCATGACCAGCGCGCCGGGCCGCATCAAAAACCAAAAAGATACAATCAGCAAATTCATGCGGATCTTCAGGACATTCGGCTGCTTCTTCAGCCTCTTTAATCAAGTGCTTTAAGGGGCCAAGTGGTCCCCGATCTGAACCGAAAGTTTTCTCTGACCATTCGGCATGCGCTGTATAAATATCTTTCATTTTGAAAGCTCCACGCCAGCGCGGGCGCACCAATCTTTCAGCGCTTCTACCACCGCCCGGATCTGGGCCGGTTCGCGCAGGTGATCAATATCAAGCGGCACATGGCCCCAAGTCTTCTCAAACCGGGACCGCACAAAGGCATTCAAGCCTTTTGCACCGGCCACTTTGGCAACGCCTGCTTCATGCAACAGACGCCACATAACATGACAAAATCGGATATCTGGGCGATCAGAGGCGGGACGCTTTGCACTGCGATCAGTCGGGCGAAACCCGCGCACTTTCAACTCACCCACAAGCTTGTTCAACTCAGCCTCAGACATATCAGACATGGACGATTTGCCCGTGGTCACCAATTGCAGATCACGCCGTGTATCCGCATCAAGACCAAGTTCACGACAACCGACATGCACCAGTTTTTGCAAGGAACGAATGCTCATAATCACACCCCCGCCAGATCAAGTGGGATGGGCTTTTTATCGCCACTGTCAGGATCGACAGAATAGAACCGCACATAGGTTTTAGAACTGGTAACGCGCACCGCGTCAGAGATCGCCTCCATCGCGCGTTTCCAGTCTTCATCCGTGATATCCAGCTTGCGCAAACCCAGCACCCGCCCAGTATCAATCCGACCCGCTTTGTTCACTTGAAACGCATGATTGATCAACACGCGCATGTTGTCATTGCTGCCAACAGACCAGCGCTCAACGCAGGCATCAATCAGGGCTTTTGCGGCGTCTAATTCCGGGCCAAATGACAGGCTGTCAGACACAGAAACCTGCAATTCAAGCGTGCCATCATAGCTACGCAAAGTCATGTTTCCCTTGGCACCACCTTTGCGCGCCTCATATTTTTCCAACACCAGATCGCGAAATGCCCAGGCCTCATCCAAGACCGTTTCCCGGAACGCCGCCAAGGCATCACGCAGGGACATGGCCCCGCAACTCAGGCGGCGCACCACCTCATCCTCAAGCTTATGTTCCGGCTTTACTTTCGTCAGGGGGATCAGCGCGCCCTGCGCGTCTTGCATATATCCTTCGGGGGTCATTTTAAGTTCCTGTTTTTGGGACATCGGGGAGAGAGTAAGATCAGACATAGGTTTGTTTCCCATCATCCAGCACAGCGTCGATAAGTTCATCTTCCGCGATTGTGGTGATGAGTTTGGCGGCCAGATCAGACACGCTCATCTTGCGCCGTTTGGCATAGGGAAGGATCATGGCGCGCACAGATTTTGGCACCGTATAATCCAGTGACTTGCGGTAAACTTTCAATCCATCAGGAAACACCACACCTTGCTGGCGCGCCCGAGAAAGGTAGCGGTTCACAGTGTTCAGCTTGACGCCAGACTCATGGATGATTTCGTCAACGCAGCAGCCCTGTTTGGCGAGGTTCACAACGTATTCATATGTGGTCATGAACAACCGCCTTTCTCATTGAGCGCACAATCATTGCAGGCCCGAAACATCCGCACGCGCAGCATGTTGGCATTGCCAAAGTTGCGGGATTTCTTGCGCCATTCCTGACATTCATTGGTGGGGATTTCGCCAAGCTCAGGACATGTCAAAGTGCCCGCCATAAAGACGCCGCGCACGCAATCTTCAACGGCTTTTAAATCACCCTTATATTTGGCTTTAAGCACCTGATTAACCAGCGACGCTGAACGCGATAAACGCTTGGCCACCTTCACCTGAGAACTGCCCGCGCATTCTTCAGCGAGGCGCAGAACCCATTCGGGCAGATCATCGCCCCAAGCGTCGCGGGCGGTTACAATCGGGCCGCTCATAATGCACCCCCGACCACTGGGGGATAATAAACCACTTCTTTGATGTTGGGATCATAGACCTGTTTTACACGCTGGATCTGTGGCGGCAGTGGGCCTGTATTGCGGATCAATTTATAGATCGCTTGACGCTTGTTTGGCACAGCCTTCTGAAGCACGCGCAGATAGCCTGCTTTCAACAGCATCGTGCAATAGGTACGGGCTGTTGCTTCCGTCACGCCCACCTCATCCGTGCTGGATTGCAGGGCCAGATCGCGCGGGTTGAACTGGTTCACCATGCGAATGGTGCGCCACATATTCAGGTTACCAGTGCCTTGCACAACGGGCTTGCCATCAAGTTTGAGACGTGGGGCATGCACACCGCCATCACGGATGAGAGTGAATCTCTTTGTGACTTCAAAGTCATCTTGTTTGGCAAGATATTTACCCGCCTCAAGACGCTTTACATAATCCGTTACAGTCTTGCGATTGATCCCGGTTTCGTCGGTGATGTTGGTCACTGTGAATTGCTTTAGGCGACGGATCACCAGCCAAACACCATCTTGGCCTTGTGGCTTATTGGCCTTATTTCTCTGATCAACAGGTTTGCGGCTCATGCCAACTCCCTCCGGGGTGCTGGGGCGGCGCAGGCGAAGAAATCACGCTTGCCCCAGACCTTAAGATTGATCGCATCCAAACCATTGGTCACCGCATACTCGCAAACCCGCGCAAGGTTCACGCAGACCCGGCGAATGGAATGCTGAGACGCCCGCAGAAGATGTTCTTTAAACGCCGGATCAAGTGCCACATCAGGGCAGTAAATGCCCGCCAAATGGTCAATATCACTGAGGCTGGCAGGCAATGCACCAACCCAATCCATCATGCGGCCATGCACGCGTTCCCATTTCTGCAGCTTTTGCGGCAGCAGTTCTTCTCCGATTAGAATGACTGGCGCGCCAGAGCTTTCATAGATGTCGCGCACAATCTCAATCATCTTGCGAGACACCAGAAAATCAGCCTCATCAATCAGCAATGGCCGATTGGAAAAGGTCATTTCTTGCGCGATCTGATCCACCATATCGGCAATCGTTTTGCGCGGCTCAATGCCCATTTCTTGAAGCAATGCTTGGCATAGTTTTTTACCCGTCCAGCAGCTTTTAAGCTGCACCTGATAGGCGTTGAATTTATTCGCCGCATAGACCGCCGCCGTGGTTTTTCCATAGCCGCTGGGGCCATAGAAAGCTGCCATTCCGGGCAGCCCAATGGGGCGCTCTCTGACCCGCTCAATCAACACCACAAGAGCGCTGACGTTTCTGAGTGGGGCAACGGTATTGTATAGTTGCTTTTCCTGTGTCATCTTTTCCTCACTTTTGGCCCTCTAAGCCATATTCGCCGTCGTTCTGGTCGTACCCAGAGCGGCGGCATTTCATTTTAAGAACGCTTCGTCCCCAAAATCCTCATGCATGTGTTTCTCACCCCGATATTCAGGGGTTTTCTGATAACCAAGCAGCCAGCGCATTTCTTGCTCACCCACACGCTCACCAGCCTCAGATCTGCGGGCCACTTCCAGCGCGCGCAGATAGCGTTCGCGGGTGGTTTCCTCAGCTTGGCTTGCCTCTTGTTCAGCCTGTTCCGCTTGGAACTTGGCTTGAAAACTTAGCACCTGCGCATCTGCTTCTGGCGTGCTGGCCTCAATGAACGCCGGGCGCATGGGTGTGGCCGTGTCTTGGCGTTTGCCACCAAAATCAGGCTGCACCACTTTGGCCTCAACCGTGGCCGCATCACCGCGATCCAACCCATCCAGATGGGCGGCAACTTGATCCACCTGCATTGGGCGCAATTCGTCCCGCAGCTTGCGTTCCATCCGTTTGATCCGGCTGATCTTGCGGGAATGGTCTTTCGCGCCAACCGCATCAAAGAAGCCCACTTTTTCTTCACATGCGGCAAAGCCCATGAACGCGCCATCCAACCCGTAAAGGTAGGTGCCCGCATGCAGATCCTCGGGATCGAAACGCGCAACAACCTTTTGCCCTGCGAACTCATTCATCCAGTCAGACCAGTATTTATTGCCCAGCATGCTGAGGCGACCATGTGTCTTGTGCAGGGTCAAAACCTCTTGTCCCATCAACCAAAGGCGACGTTGTTCATCTGAAGCTTTGCGGATTGGTGCGGTGGCGTAACTCGCGGCAAAGGTCTCATCAAAGCTGCGCCCCAATGTGGTATCTGTTCGACGACCAAGGCGGGCGTTATGGTCAACAATACCTTCGCCAACCACACGCACAAAATCCTCAACTGGGATGGCTTTGCTGCCGTAATTTTCTGGCTTGGCATCTGGGCGGTTGCCAACATAGGCCCCAGCAAAACGCGGATCCTTGGCAATATCGTCTGCGAAATCACGAAAGGCGCGCTCAATCGGTTTGGCCTGACCATGGGCAGGCGTGGCCCAATGGATCTTAATGCCCAGCAAGGTCAGAACACCCAGCGGATCATCATCGCGGATCTTAAAGCGAAAGCGTGTTTTGGCCCCGCCAGTCAGCCATTTATTGGCAAATTCGCGCCCGTTATCAAACAGGCAGTGGCGTGGGATGCCATAGTCTTCAATCAGGTCGCCAAATGCGGCCATGACGGCGACTTTGTTGGGGTTATGATCGACGCGCCAGCTTAGGATTTTGCCAGAATAGAGGTCTTGGAAAGCCACAATCTGGGCGCGGGATGGTATTGCTTCACCGGGCCATTGCACGAAAACATCAAACTTGTGACAATCGGCATTCACACCCTCAAGCGCGACCATGCTTGTGCGGTCCCGCGTCTGTGGTGGGAAGCATTTGGCAAGCCCCATATAGCCTTCGCGGGCGAATACCTGCGTCACCCGTGGCACCAATTCATCAAGGCGGCGGCGCGCTGTGCGCTCGGGCAATGCAGCCCAGCCCTTGGCCTTTGCAATCTTCACGCAACGACGGAAACTTGAAGTGAATGAAGGGCGTTCTAGGCGTAGATAATCGCCCTTTAACAGCTCGAAAAACTCGGGGCTGCAGGTGGGTTTCTTCTGGGTTGACGTTGCTTTGCGGTGGCGTGGAGCAAGATGGAACAACCACTCTGCCTCATCCACACCCACAACCATTTTAAACCAGTTCCAGATCGTGCGATCTGAGACGCCCCGCGCCCGTGCCACTTGGTCTACCGCCAGAAAACGGGTGAGGCCTGAGATTTCCATCGCGTTCACGGCTTGTAAGGTGCGCAGGCGGGTTGCGGCTTTGGCTTTGCTGGCCTCGGGTAGTTCTTCAAAATATCGGTGCTGATCGGCAGGGTCAGTTGCCGGTTCCGCTGGCGTTTCAACAGTGATCGCGTCACTCAGCAGTTTGCGCCGCGCACGTGCTGGAAATAGCTCCCATGAGTATTCCCAACCGCCGCCTTTTCCAGAACGTTTGCGTGCGAAATCAGGATGCTCTCGCCAGCCAAGACGTTTAACCATCTTCTCAACCGCCTGGCGAACCCGGGGCATATCTGGCAAGCACGCACCTGCGATTTCAGCGGTAGTCCACCAAATTTTATCTGGATGCGTTGCGGCCATGATTATACCGCCTTAATCTGTGGTTTGGTGCTTGCAAACGATGCAAACTCTGTTTCCAATTCGTCAACAAAGCGGCGCTTTGCGGGTATTGGCGCACGTTTCCAAAGGGTCAGAAGTTTCTGATAGGCCTCATCTATTGGATCAGCGGCAAGCTTGGCGTTCTTGGGTTCAAGAATGGTCAGGGCATCGGCAACAGATTTGACTTCACCAGAGGCCAGTTTGCCAACCACATCGGCACGCACAATCGGGGCCGAGATCTTGGCCAGCGCCATCAGGTCTTTCATCTTCACTGGGTGTTCGGATGAAGAAAGTTGGGTGATATCGTGGGGGGAGAGTGCATTCCCGATGACTAGAAAACGGCGGATATGTTGGGGTGATATTTCGCGTTTTTCGGCCACGCTGTCTGCAAAAGATCTAACGCTCATAATGTTCGTTTGATTTTTGAATATGACACTTTTGTGGTCACCACCGCGCTTAGTTTCTGGATGCAGCCTCTCGTAAACTCGCTTCCGCTCGGCAAGAAACACGGACAATTCCAGCGCACTTAGATCAGCGCCTGCTAGGTTGTCATCAATCTCCATGAGCGATGCCCAGTTATCATTCACATCAGCCCAAACACGCGCGGGGATGGTGTCCCAGCCGAGGCGCTTGGCGGCTTCTAGGCGATGCGCGCCTGCCATCAGGACCAGCGTTTCTACATCGCCCCTGCGTTTCTTGCGCACATGGATTGGATCTTTGATCTGAACCAGACCGGGTTTACCGGAGATCATAAAGCTTGGAAGATAAGTCATGATCAAAGGAAATTCAGGAAACCGTTTTTCAACAGAAGTCCGGGCGCGCGCAGTGCGCTTGGTGCTTGAGAATGAAGCGGATTATCGGACGCGATCTGAGTGCTTCAGATCGATTTCGAAGAAGATAGGATGCAGCCCCGAAACGCTTCGGGACTGGGTTAATAAACAATCGATTGAGACAGGAGATCGGGAGGGTCTGACGTTGTCAGAGCG